TACCTGATGTAAGTGCATGGTTGGCCAATGTTGTAAAAGAAGTCAAACAACACAGCGATCGTCCCATTGTGGTGCGCCCACATCCACGCAGTACCTGCTCAATTCCACCGGGATGTTTGATTGACAAACCCCTGGCTAAATCTGGCACCTATGACGATTTTGATTTTGATCGAGTGCTGAGCACGGCGCACTGTGTGTTGAATTGGAACTCCGGTCCGGGACCGCAGGCATTGATGGCAGGCATATCAGCGTTTGTTGGTCCGGACAGTTTGGCCAGCACCATTGCCAACTGGGACTTGTCACAGATAGAAAATCCTCCACGCCCTGATCGCAGTGTATGGCTAGAACAACTGGCACACACTGAATGGACTGTGGAGGAAATTAGATCAGGATTGCCGTTTAGGCGCTTAGTCTTTTGACATCAGCGTCGACCATGTCGCGTATCATAGTCTCAAAATCTGTACGTGGCTTCCAGCCCAATAACTCTCTTGCTCGACTTGAGTCGCCACACAAGCTGTGCAGTTCTGCTGGGCGTTTGAATCTTGGATCGCTCTTGACCAAGTTTTGCCAGTCTGGTATGCCCACATGTTCAAATGCCACACGACACAGATCACCAATGGTATGTTGTTGACCAGTGGCAATCACATAGTCACGAGCTGTGTCTTGTTGTAGCATCAACCACATGGCTTCTACAAAGTCTCCGGCAAATCCCCAATCTCTAGCACTGTCTAAATTGCCCAGGGTGACTGAGTCAGCTAGTCCCAGTTTGATACGTGCCACAGCGTCTGTTACCTTGCGGGTCACAAACTCACGACCACGCAGGGGCGATTCATGATTGAACAAAATACCCGAACAAGCATACAGGCTATAACTTTCTCGGAAGTTTATGGTCATCCAATGCGAATACAATTTGCTTACCCCATAAGGACTGCGTGGACGGAATGGTGTGGTCTCACCTTGTTGTCCAGGTTCGGTGGCATTGCCAAACATTTCGCTGGTGCTGGCCTGATAGAACCTGGCATTGGGATTGTGTTGACGTATGGCGTTGAGCATGTTCAGTGGGCCTATACTGTTGACTTCCGTGGTCAATTTGTTTAAATCCCAACTGATACCCACAAAACTTTGTGCAGCAAGATTGTAAACTTCACGCGGTTGTATACTGCGCATGAGATGATTCATGGAATTTTCGTCAGTGATGTCGCCTGTGACTAACTCGATATCATTTTCAATTCCTAACCAGCGGATGTTGTCTAAATTGGGATTGCTATACCTTTTTACCAATCCATATACCTGGTAGCCTTTTTCAACAAGTAATTTTGCAAGATATGGACCGTCTTGCCCGGTCATGCCTGTAACAAATGCTGTGGGTTTCATTTTGCCTCCGTTACACTATGTATGTGACTTTTTGAGACAATAAAAATTTATATCAGTGTTATATATGTTCCACACACCACCAAAAAGCCACCCAGGCCGCAATGAAGAATATCACTAAGAAAAATTCCATTTCTGCTAAATCGCGTTGCCAACGTTCTTGGTCAGTCATGTTATACCGTGATGTCTTCCATGCCGGCTGTGCGCAGTCTGACCACATGCCCCATCTGCCACTGCTTGGTATCCAGGCCCTTCATGATGCCCAGCCAACGATTGCGCAACAGCGCCACTTCGTTGATGATGGTTTCAAAGTCCACAACTTCTTCTTCACCGTCCACATACTTTTCAGCATCACGTGCTGTGAGCGCACGAGCATAGCCTTCCAGGTACTTTTTAAAGTGCCGGGTTCGAATCTTGCGTAATTGGATGTTGAGAAAGTTCAGCACAGCTTCAATTTCTTGCAGCTGGTTGAACCTATGCTCAGTGATGCCCGGCAAGGCAGTGATGTTCTTTTCTACTAGGCCGCCAATCTTGCAGTCACGTTTGGCATCAGTTAACTCTGACTCAAAGTGTGCAATGAAGTCAGGTATATTACTGAGGTCTGCTACTACTTTACTGTACCACATGTATGTCTAGCCAATCTAAAAACGTTTTTGGAAAAATACTTAAATCTAAATTTCGCCTTGACGAAAACTCTTGCAAAAACGTTGCTAAATTTTTTTGATCAATCGGTGATACTTCATAATCAGATTTTAGCAAGTCTATTAGAATTTTAAATTGTTGATTGTTTTGTTTGTCTAAAACTTCTAGTAAATTGTATTTTGACTCTTTGTCCATTTTTTGTACGTCAAGAAATTCAGGAATAACACACAAATTTTCTTCTATCTCAGCATTGACAAAATTAACAAAATCAACATATCCAAATGCGGTTAGATTGCTGAGTGTAGAATAAAATTGATACTTAATTCCTGATGTTTTTACATAATCTAGCAATTCTACCAAATGATCAAAAGAATATCCATACCGGTTAAATTCATGTAGTTTTCCAATATTCTCTGCACTGATCCCCAATTTAAAACTTGGATAATCTCGCAGTTGATCAATCAATCTTATAAATTTATTTTTAGGTATTCCAAGACCGGTCATTACAGTAAAGACAGAATTTGGATTGCTTATTTTTATTAGATCAAGCACTTGTGTCTCATACAGCAACGTCTCGCCACCAGTGATGTACCAGACTTTTATTGTTTTTGCATGTTCGATCAAATGACTATACAGTGTCTGAAACTTTGAACTTGAATATATGTCATTTTGTTTCAGTTTTTTAAACAATAAATTTTCAGTGCTCAGTACATACGATGGTCTAGAATTTTCAAAATTATACTCGCCATTTTTTTCAATATCTTCAGACCAAGCACGGCTCCACTCAGGTCCACAATACGAACAAGTAAGTGTACAGCGATTGCCTAGCGAAATATTCACTTGCTCTAAAATATCAATCTGAGCTGATTGGTGAGTTTTCTCTGCTCCGCCATTGATTGATCTAATGCTAGGTAATCCAGCATCTTCGTTTTTCCAACACGGTTTTTCACAGGACAACACACGAGTATTAGACAACATATGCTTGCGCTCGTTCCGTATAACTGATAAATTCAATAACCCATTTTTTTCTAAATCAACAAAATCAATTTTATATGGTGAAGCAGCACAACATGATGATATTGATGAACTTTGAAATGTTAACGATAATTCAGTAAATTTTCTAGAACAATAATAATTCCGGTCAGTAGTCATCTTCTTGATTGTAGTTGTCCTCGTCATCGGGTTCTTCATCTTCCTCTTCTGTATAGTCCTTGTCGTTGTCAAGGTATGCAGTCAATGCTTTTTTGATGTCTGAATCGCCTTTGAAGGCGTTTCGAATTTCTTCAACATCATGATCGTGATCAATCAGGATAGACACAATGCTTTCAGCAGCATCTATACGATCTACCACATTCACGTATCGCTTTAATTCGCCCCAAATTTCGCTTGCTACTTCTGCTGACATTTTTATTCCTCCACAGTGTCGGCTGTACTTACCTCTGTCTTGATGTTCTTGAAGTCTGTCATGACTTTGTCCAGGCACCCATCTTCGTTTGCTTCCCAGGCCTTGCGGAATTGTTTAATTATCTCGCCTTCGCTAGTGGTGAACACTAGACGATTGCCTTCTTTCTTGAGCATGCCTTTTTTCTCTGCAAGATCAGTCAATCCACTGTAAGGATTCATACCTGTTTCGTAGGGAATTTTAACCTGCATGCCTTCGAATGGTTTTGCATAACGAGTTTTCATTACTTTACAACCAGCACGTATGCCCATGACTTCGGAGATCTTGTTGCCATCCTCGTCTTCTTTCAGCTTCATTTTCTTCATGGCCACCACAATACTTGACGCATAGATAAAGCCTTGACCACCTGAGATCTTGTCATCTGGATCAAACATGTCTTGACTGGCGTAGGTATGATTGGTACAAACCATTCCAACATTGTAGCCACCAAACATGTTGACCGAATTACGAACCAGTGCTGTGAGTGCTTTGGGCTTGCGCCCCATGTCACCTTTCATGTCACCTGCTTCAAACTGGTTGACATCAGTTGGTGTCAACAACATGCCCAATGAGTCAATCACCCATAGCACTTTCATGCGCTCACCGTCTGGCAGGGCTTTGTAGTCAATCATGAATGTTGAAATGGCCTTGGCCACATCATCAATCATGC